AACTGTTCAGTCGCACTTTTTAAATCTTTAGATGCTTGTCTAAGTTCTAGTTTTTCGTCTGCCATTTATTTACTTCTTTTTATCTGCATATGCATTTGCACCAAAGAAACCCATGACGATAGCAGCGACAGAAACGAAATACGTTGCAGCCATATCGCCTAAGATTTTAGATGCTTGGTCTAAACCAATCCAGTTTGCAATTACTACTGCAAACGGATATAACAACATACCAAACAAGGAGAACCACGCCATTTGACGCATTGCATCCCTACGGGCATCAGCATCCTCAAGTTCTTTTCTTTTGAATTCCAATTCCATCTCCATTTCTTCTTTAGAAATGTGACCATCACCATTTGTATCTTTTTTTGCAACCTCTGGGTCTACGGTTACCGTTTTCTTTTCTTCAGACATTACTCTCTCCTGTCTTTTATTTATGGTCACCTACGTCTATTTTGTTGTTCTTTTATGCGTTCATTTTCATCTTTAATATGTTGATGTAACATACTAACATAGATTTCCCTTTCCCACGGCATCATGTCATCCAATTCACTCAAACTGTAATTATGATGTTGCATCATACCAAAATTAAGTTTGTAGTAGGACTCCAAACTATCATGTGAAAGGGCTATGCTAAAAAATTCTGCATTCCCTCAATTAGTACTTCACCCTCTTTATTAGTTTTGGGGTTTGTGACCTTAATTCTTTTTCTTAATTTAGGCATGGTATCGAAGAAACTTTGAACTCTTTGAAACTGTTCTGTACTCATAGATTCAATAAACTCATCTACTTCTTTTTTACTCATGTCTTCATATACTTCATTCTCATCAAATATACATTCTAAACAGTCACGAATAACACCGAAAGTCAAATCAACGGTTTTAATTTTACCAGTGGTGTATTTACTGATATCCATCATAGAAGGATATTTAAATTTCATTCCAATTGTATCAGTAATCATCACATCTGGTTTGTGGTCTTCTTGTCTTTCAATCTCAACTTCAGACAACTTTACTGTCACTGGCACTTTTGTTTCACCATCATCTGGACAAGTAACCTCTAACTCAACCTCATCACCAACTGATTTGGAACGAAGTTGTAAGAACATATACTCAATGTCAAATGTGGGAAGTTTTTCTGGATTCTTAATTACGTTGTCAGTGCAGTTTTTAACGATATCACACATTGCTTGTGCCATGTCCTTTTCGTTACCTGTCTCCTGTGCAACCATCAAGACCTTTTGTTCTTTAACCAAGAACGGACGGTATTTAATTTTTTCCCCTGTAGAGGGTACTTCCATCTCATACGATGGGGTATTCAACTGTGGTAATGCCATACTTATATTCTCCTAATGCATTATGTTAAACGTCAAGTCGCTTCCAATTTCTATATTGGAATGATACTCCTAACTTATTTATCGTGTTTGGTGAAGCGTGTGATAAAGGGATAACCTCAATCGCTTTTGGATACACATCAAATAACTCAACACCATAAATTCTTTTTTCATCTTTATCTCTATCAAGTAGGAATATTTTCATTACACCAGTATATTCATTGTAATAGGATAAGTCATATGTCTCTGGATTGATAACTGAATCTTGCCAATTTTCCATGATAATTCTTTCATTCATATTCTTACTTAAATAGAATGATGCAGAAATCTCACCGAAAGTATTTCCCTGTACCACTTCAATCGGTGGGCCGTAAATATTAAAATCACCGACAGTACGAAGGTTTCTGCCTGGAAGAGATATGGTTTCACATCTGATTTGAAGTTCTCTTGTGTCTGCACCATTTGGTATTGTAATCTCAACCTCATATCGGTTTGCATAGGTAAATCCATTATTTGCTAAACCATCTAAAGTTTTTCTACTTGGGAATGTTGCATTTGCCATTAAATCATCTTCCTTGAATCTGCCCACACTTCACTGGTGGACGCTTTCTTAAATCGTTGTACTGGTAACATAATTGCAGTCAGATTATCTTCATCATCAATCTTACGAAACTTAGAACGTGTATAACCAAACAGATATCTTTTAAGACATGGTTTGGTCAATCTATTTTTCTCAATTGCACTGACACTCAAATTGTCACCCCCTGCTGCATCAAGAAGTCTTGCTCTTAATGCATATGGTAAGTAGTGAAAGTTAAGACCAAGGAAACCACCATCCATTTTCTTCAATGGAAGTACGAGAGGAAATGTGTCATAATATGGTAGTTTGTTTCTACCCTTTGGAGAGTATACAAACATATTCAACGAACCACCTGTTGGTCTGTCGGTTAGTTTACCATCACGCAATAGTTCAGGCACACTAGGTGTACCTAATTCTTTAATACGATTACGATACCATTTGAACGGTTCATTACCTGTTTTTATCTGGTTCGATATCTGGTCGAAATAACTTAGTTCTGCCATACTTCTATTTATATCATCAATTCAACTTCTGTGAGGATGATAAACTCCATATTTCTGTCCTTACACCACTCCTTTGCATTCATCCATTTTGCTTCATTGATTGCAAAAGTACGCACCTCGTTGAGATATTTTTTGGTCTTGCGTTTTGGTGTCCTTGGGGGTTTGCATTGTGACTTAGGTTTGACCTCAACCACCCACTTCTTTGGGCCTGTAGAGGTTTTGACCTTGACATAGAAATCTGGGAAATATCGGTGTATTTTACCGTCAATGGGTGAACGATATGGTATGAAGAATTCTTCAGAACCCCATTCAACTATCTTATCGTTCATGTCACAATAAACCATGAATTTGCGTTCCCACAAACTGCGATAAATAATGTTAGAGGGGTCACCCTTATACTTTTTTGGATTTGATGGACTGTATCTTCCACGGTATGCCATTACATTACACCTAAATAAATAATATACAAGGATATTTATAACGATGTCAGGAAATTTTAACGCACTTCAAGGAACACCGTTCCTCAATTCCAGTTTGTCTTACCCAGAGGGTTTGGGTGGTAAAGAGCAAGGTCACTACGTTCAGTTCTTTATCAATGAACAGGATAACGCAAACGTCAACTATGGTGGTGGTGGAGCGCCTGCGTCTGGAGCAACCCCTGCTGGTGGTGGAGTGTCTACATTATCTGTAGATAGAGCACCAACGAGAAGACTTGCAGCGTCTATTGCATTATATATGCCTGCAACTGTAGGATTACAACAGGAATCAAAATATGGTGAGGTAGAAATTGGTTCAGCAGTAGCAACTGCGATTGCATCATATAAAGGTTATAATGAAGGTTCTGGTTTCTTGGGAACTACCGCATCAACCGCTGGTGCATTTGGTGCTGCTGTAAGTGAAACTGGTGCAAACGCATTAAAGACTGCACTTGATGCTGGTGCTGGTGGTGCAAAGGCAGCGAAAGAAATTTCTAGTGGTGCAGTTTTCAATAATCGTATGGAAGTAGTATTTGAGGGTATTAGTAGAAGAGAGTTTTCTTTCACATTTAAGATGATGCCCAAATCACTAAGTGAAGCGGTGAATGTTAGACAAATTGTAAATCAATTTAGATTTTATATGGCACCAAGTTTTGATGGTGATGACCCAAGCACATCAAGAACATTTATTGTACCAGCAACATTTGATATCGAATACCATTATAGTGGTGGTGTGAATAAGTTTTTAAATAAAATTTCTACATCAGTTCTTAAAAACATGAACGTCACATATGGTGGAGAACGAGTACAATTCTTTAAACCAATACAAGGTGATGGTGCTTCTCCTGTAGAAACTCAAATTGAGTTGACATTTCAAGAACTGGAAGTCATCACAAGAAGAAAAATTAACGAAGGATTTTAAATGTCTTATTTTTCTATGTTTCCAAATATATCGTATGACGCAAAGGGCGATGGTAGACTTAACCAGTACAAGAATATATTCCGTAGGGTGAAACTTACTGCACAGACACAGATAGTAGACTTTGATTATTACGATGTACAGGATGGGGAGTCTCCAGAAATTATTGCACACAAGTATTATAAAGATGTTGGACTACATTGGACAATACTAGTTGCTAATAACATTGTAGATTATTATCATGATTGGCCCATGTCAATGCAGACCTTTGAACAATATATAACAGAGAAATATGACAATCCTGCTGGTATTCATCATTATGAGATTAGTCAAACGTCTGGTGATACGACTGAAATAATTAATGTGGGTATGAATACTACAGATTATAGTTCTGCAACTCCTGTATCAAACTATCAATATGAACAGAAGTTACAGGAAGAAAAGTCAAAGATACGATTGATACAACCAAGATATATTGAAGATTTCGTAAAAGAGTTTGAGACAAAAATTAAAGAAGGTGCATAATGGCAAAGTCTGACTTGCAATTTGCGGGCGAGTTTCTAGTTGAAGAATGCAAACTTTTAACTACCAAAGGAACAGAACTCGATATCAGTGGTGTAATTGAATCTATCAATATTTACGAAGACATATTCTCCATGACAGTCAGTGGAGATATTCTCTTCAAGGATACAAACAACCTAGTATTGAACGCACCAATTATTGGTGAAGAAAAACTCACGCTTAGACTTCAGACACCACAAACATCTCCTAAGACACACAACGAAGAACAGACTATCATTGATTACGTTGTCACACCATTACAGGTATATAAGATTAACACCGTTCAAGGTGTTGGTGAAAACGCACTAATGGTTTCGCTTAACTTCACAACACAGGAAGCGTTTCGTAATCAGATTTCTAGAATATCACAATCATATAAAGGTGAACCATCTGAGATTGTAGAAAAGATTATACGAGATGTTAACTATCTTGATTCAACAAGAAAATTGTTTGTAGAGCCTGCCGCAAATCTAGTTAAGATGGTTGTACCAAATAAGAAACCTTTTAACACCATTCACCACTTATGTGAAATATCGAATTCTAAACAAAATAAAGATGCACCAAGTTATCTATTTTATGAGACAACCAGAGGATTTCATTTTAGAACTGTCGATGGTTTATGTACTCAAGAGCCTGCAATGGTATATAAGGAAAACATTCCAAACTCACTGGATGATAAAAAAGTAATCAACCCTATAAAAAATTTAGAAACTATCAATTCTTTTAATGTTTCACCGACTAAAGATACTATATATAATATGAGTAAAGGATTTTACTCTTCAAAACTGAGGGTACATGATTTGTACAATAAAACAGTCAAAGACTTTGACTACAATTATTTGGATGAATTTGATAAAGACACTCACACAGATGGAGATTCACCCATCATTTCCAAATCACCAGATGCTAGAACACAGAAAAAGTTGACGGATTATCCAGACACTAAATTCTTTGTTTCCTCAACAAGTGCAACCAAACACTTTCAAGAGGGCGATGAGTATCCATACCAAAGTGACAATTTAGAAAAGACACTACAAAGAAGAATGTCCAGATTGAGACAACTCAATAGAGGAATCAAGTTACAACTTGAGGTGCCTGGACAAACATTCATTGAAGCAGGAAATATCATTCAATTGGAGATAGGTTCATCATCTGCAAACACAGGTGACAAACTAGACAAACAATTATCTGGTAAACATCTAGTCACAACACTTAGACACGAATTCACCATAGGTTCAGACCCCAGACACAGAATTTACATGGAAACTGTAAAGGACAGTTTGGAAGAGGACTTTCCATCGGCAGGGGTTCAGTACTCTAACACTGGGTCTGCTGAAAAAGTTATCGTATAAGGAGGCAATTATAACAACTCAAGAAATCTTTGTCATGATAGTTAAATCACATAGAGAAGGAATTCACATGAAAGCGAAACAAAAACAAAAGTTAAAGAAGTTCACTAATTTGCAGAGACAGACAAGGGAGTTAGAACCTATGAAACCAGAGGAATATAAATACATACAAGAGTTGTTAGAGAAAGTAGACCATGAAAACATATCACGAATTACAAGAGGGAGTTTACGACCCCAATATATTTAAAGCGATTTTCCTCGCCGGCGGGCCTGGCAGTGGTAAGTCGTATGTAGTTAGACGTACCACTGGCGGTCTTGGTATGAAGATTCTGAACAGTGACGATATCTATGAAAAGATGTTGAAAGACGCTGGTATGAAAACCACACCAGAAGACATCTATTCGGATAAAGGACAAGAGATTCGTGGACGAGCAAAAGGTGTTACCTCTAGAACGAAAGGTAATTACCTTGAAGGACGTTTAGGACTCATCATTGACGGTACAGGTAAAGACTACGACAAGATTGCAAATCAAGTTGGTGGTCTAAAAGCACTTGGATACGAAACTTACATGATATTTGTTAACACATCACTTGAAACTGCACAAGAACGAAATCTAAAACGTGACCGTACACTTGCAGCAGATGAAGTTACCAGAATGTGGAATGCAGTACAAAATAATATTGGTAAATTCCAAAGACTATTCGGTGGGTCAAACTTCATTATTGTGGACAACAATAATGCTGGTGAAGACGTATTTGAAAAGGTCTGGAAACGATGCATGGGATTGATTAGAAAGAAAGTCACCAACCGAATTGCAAAACAGTGGATTGCACTGCAATTGAAGATGAAAGAAAGAGGAGAAAACACCACACCAACTGGAAGCGGTAAAAGTGGTGGACTTACTAAACAAAAAATCAACCCCAAAAGATTAAAAGACATCAAAAAGGGTGGGTTTTCTAGGTTCGCAAGACGCACTGGATAAACTCTAGGGAATCCCACGATTCGCACCGATTCGCAAAAATCACACATTTTTAAACAAATTACACCCCTGTAAGTCACTGTATTTACAGGGGTATTTTTTTTGCTTGCAAAGGTAGCCAAATAGTGTATACTGTATACATAATCGAGTTGAAGAGTTAAGGGCCGACCAGATTGCACCAAGGGCCCACTCGCTAGTCCGGCAGGACAATAGGGTTTCTCTTTCTGGTTCTCTGGTTGACCGACAGGACTTGATAGAGGGAAGTGACAGAGGCTCGGAAATCTAGAATCACTCAATGGTTTCCCCCCTCTGCCCTCGACCTTTTTGTTTTGGAGATTTAGAATGACTATTTGGATTACTCAAGATACTGTTCTCGGCACTTTGGATGCCCGCCCCCATGATGACGCTCGGTGGATGATTCAACGTCAATGTTCTGCTACAGGTGTTCCTTGCATGGTTCAAATGTGGGGTGATGACCATGATGACATGGTTTTGTGGCGTGATTTGTGGGTTCGTAATTCTGGACAGGACGTTCAGATTCAAGATATGGGAGTTATATAATGGCAGTTCATTGGATTGGAGTTAGAGATTGGCAACAACAAGTTGCTGCTCAACGTGTTTGGGGTCAACCTGACTTCTGGCATATGCACCATGATTGGCGATCACATGGTGATATTGATTGGGATACTGATATCGTTATTGTTGGTGATCGTGGTACTGACCACCCTATTGAGTGGACTTGGCAAGACCACGAATTGCACTAAAATGTTTTGAAAACATCTTGACAAACGGGCGAATCTGTGGTAGCATGAATATAGAAAGTGAGAAAAGGAGAGAAAAATGCCAATGCAAATTATCAACGGTGATGTGATTTCTTCTACTGATGCCTATCAAATGGCAGTCGGTAAGATGGGGCATGACCTCGCAATGAAGTATGCAGACTATTTTTCAAAGAAGCAGAAGGCAATCAAAACTGGACGCCTTCAGAATTCTTATGTTGATAGTGGACGCAACAAAGTCTACAAATCAGAATGGGCGACTGAGGCAAAGTTTCCCGAAGTCAAAAAGTCTATGACTGAAAAAGAGATTACCAAGTTTTTCAAACGAGTTGTGAAGTCTAAGACTTATCAAACTCTGTCAGAGAAAGGTAACTCTAATCCTAAGTTG